GTATGCACCCTTTGTCATGGTCGCTTGGATGGATGTCTGAGACGCTCCTGAGCCGTTTGTCCAGTTAAAGACAAGAGCTGGCTGGGTGTTGGTCAAATAGTTGGTGAGCTGTGTGTCGTTTTCCATGATGAAAGTGGCCTTGCCGGTCACTTCCAGAGCGCCAACGAATACAGAGTATGGGGTCTGCACATTGGAGATTCCGTAGATAGGAGTCACGGGACGCTTCATGTCAATGTTGCCGTTTGTGTTATTGGAGATGGTTGTGCCGGCAACGCTCACAGTTCCGTACCAGACTGCGGTAGGCAGAACGGTCGAGAAGCTAGGGGTTGGGGTTGTGGTGGTGGCTGATTGCCATCCGGTGGACTTTGCATCGTATTCGAGCAAGCCGTCTGCGTTCCACTTTAGCGAGAAGTCGTGGAATTGGTGGCCTGTCCATGTGCGAACATTTGCGCCGTAGAAATCGAGCAAGGTGTAAGCAGAAGGCTGTGCATCCGCTGCAGCCGTTGCCGAGTTCTTCACTGCGAGAGTGTGAGTATAAGGAGCCGATCCTGTGACAACATCTTCACCAAGAACGCCAGCGAGTGGATAGATAACGGTGTCAGCAAATACTGCGCCACCGAAATCAAAGGTCGAGTGAACGCGGCCCTGAATGTAGTTGTAATTCTTCACAAGAGAACCGCGGAGGCCCTCATCGTACAAAGGTGTGTAAATGTCTTGTGGCTTTAAGGTGTTGGCAATAACTGGGATATAAGCGGTCGGAGTAGTGACTGCTGTTCCCTTTGTTGTTTCCTTAGCGATTCCGACATACGAACGGTGGGTATTTTGTACTGACACTTAGTTCACGCTCCTACGGTTGAGTCAGACGGGGCTGACGGTGTTGTTGTTTTCTTTGGTGCAGAAGCGAGAGAGACATCGGCTGAAATAATGTCATCCTTGGAGTCAAAAGTATCTCCGGGTTTGACTGTGAGGCCGAGAGTTGGAAACTCCCGAACATCATCGCCGCTGTATTGGTAAGTGGCCATCGTTCTCCTTATGCCTGAATCATTTGGGTAACATCGAATCGAATCTCTGCAAAAGTTTCCGTTGCCCCGTTGTCTGAGGTAACCGGCTCTCCATACAAACAGTCGATCGCAGGTTCCGCGCCTTGCCAGACATTGACTTGGGTGGTGTCACCAAAGTTGTGGCTGGCTCGAAGCGTGTTCTTGATGTTGTCTATAAGTGTATCAAAATCCGACATGGCAGTTTCTGAGTGGTTTTGCATAGAGTGGTGAAAGACTTGCAAGATGACTGTGTAATCTACGCGCTTCCAGCCATTGGTCGCACCGCCAATAGCTAAACGAGTTTCGCGCTCGCTCTGGATAAATATCACAGCGGCTGCGCGGCTTAACTGTCCAGCGGTTGCATTGACTTGGAAGTTGATGCGTTTTGGGAAAGAGGTGAATACCTGATTGAGCGTGGCGATATTTGCGCCCGTAAGGTAATTGTATAAAGTGGATCGGAGATTGGCGCGACCTACTGTCATTAGCGCATTCTCCGGAACGGGCTAAGAAGCTGCTTGGCAAGTTCGAGGTCTGAGCCAACGATGGACTGAACGCTTGGGCCTGACGATGCGCGGGTTGTGACCGCCATGGTGAGAGAGTTGTCTCCGCGGACTTTGAGGAAATCTGTGGTGATAAGGATGGCGGCCTCTTTGATTGCTTGCGGCATATTGCCTACCGCAACGCCAGAAGCGTGCGAGTATTTGAGCGTGCCGGTGATATTGACCGTGCTAGATCCGTAGGTATATGAAGGCGAAACGACAACTTGCTCGGTGTATTGGCCGTCATAGATAGTGACCACTGTGCCCGCTGTGAGGCCAATAGGGTCAATCATGGTGAAGGATGAGGCATTGGCCGTAGCTGTCGAAATAAGGCCGTTACAGAATCCTGCGGTGTAGTTATACGAGGCATAAATCTTTGAGCGCGTAGATGGCGGGAAACCGAAAGAAAGAGGCCCCTGAGAGGAATAGGTCGTTCCTAGCTGGCTGAGCGGATAGACAATCTGAGACTTCTCAAACCAACAGCTCTGCAGGGCTGTAGCGCCCACGGTGACAAGGTTTGTAGGCGTTGGGCCATAGGCTAAAGAGTTGAGCGCGACCACATTGTTGTAGTCCGGAGAGATGACGAGAAATCCCTCTTGGGTCATGCGCGTGCGGGATTGCTCGGTGAAGTTTTGAGCAATCAGCGGCTGATTGACATAAATGTCAATGAACGAGGATGCGCGCTGGATGACCGAGGTCAATTCCGCGTCTTGCTGAGCCTGAGTACCGCCAACCACAAGGTTGTCATAGTCAATCGCCGTAGGAGCGTTTTTATACTCTGCGATTGTGAGGTATGACCCTGATTGAAACTGAGTGATTGGCGATACTGCAGATGTCATTCTTAATCTCCGTCTGTTTTAGGCGTGGAGTCGTATTCGTGCCCGCATCGAGAACATAGTCTGAACCATGATCCGAATCCGCATTGAGTACAAGTGTACCCGCGTTGAGCATCGCCTTGCTCATAGCGTGCAAGATTTTCCTCTGTAAAGCCTTCTGCTTTTAGCGCCTTAATGTGCTTGGGGTTTTCTACGGAATACAAACCTGACCGGTCTGCGCGATACCGAGTGCGCCCTGATTGCGAGTTGATGTCGGTTTCTTTGACGAATCCATCTCGCGGTGTGAGTCGTGCCATGTGTGCCTTCCTTGTTAATAAATAGGGAGAGAGCCAATTAAGACTCTCCCCCCATTTAGATTTTTACGAGTTATGCAGAGACGATACCTGAAACTACGCCATTCCATGTAGGAGCAACGCAGAAAAATGTACCGCGAAAATACGTGGAGAACTCGTACGCGAACTGTGTCACAGGCCACTGAATACCCATGTAGTCCTGCACCATGTAGTTAGACCAGACATCAGAAACCTCTGTGTCAGGAATTGGCAAGGTGTAAGACAAGACAGGAGCAACGCCCTGTGGCAACCATGGGTGAACAGTCAAAGGAACTGACTTTCCTGTGGTTTCGTTTACGATGCCGTTCACGACAGAACCGTAGGTGACGCCAGAAGCCTCATCCTGTGAAATCTGCAAACGGTAGTTAGCGTTAGCTGAGCCCTTAATCGCATCTGAAAGTTGCTTGCGGTCTGAACCGTTAAGCAGAATCTCATCTGGATCAGCCTTTACATTGTTGTAAAGGTTAGCGAATACGGTCTGGAACTCTGTGCCCGGATTTGTATTCGAGAAGGTTGCGTTGATGTTGTTGTTGTAGCCGGTGTTAGCGCCAAGAACGGTGGTCAAGATACCGTCATAACCTGTTGCATAGGCTGAGGTGTCAGCTGCTGCGCGGGTTGCGACAACCGTGGTGGTTGTGTTCAACGGAGCTTGGTTTCCGATTGTTGGTGTACCTGAACCGCCGAGTGTGAAGGTCAAGGATGTGGTGCGGCCTTGGAACTTCGCGTTAGCTGCGCCTGTGGTTGTACCAACATAGATGTTGTAACCGAGTGCGCCGGTGATAGCGGTTGGGATGGTGATGGTAAGCGCTTGGCTTGATGTTGCCTGTGAAGCAACTGCTGAGAGGATTGACTCACCGAAACCTGTTGATGAGATACCAGCGTCAGCTGTGTAATAGACATAGTAAGTAGCGTTTGGAAGCGCTGTTACTGATCCTGATGGAGATACAGCTGTGAGGGTTGCAAGGGTAGGAGCTGAGCCTGCGTTAAGCGCGCCAGCATAACCTGATGCAGTACCGCGAGCCATGAGCATCATGCGTTCTTCCATGAGCATGGTTGCATAGAGGGTAGAAGTTGATGACAACTGACGGAGGTCTTGGTATCCAAGGCCTGAGAAGTTAGCATCGAACGAAACGCTGTCAGATAGTGAGTAAGAGTTGTAAGGCAAGATTAAGTCATCTGAGGTGTACGAAATCTTTGAACCGCGCTCGAAGTTGATTGAACCGAAAGCGGTGGTTGTGCTCTCAGTCACGCCCGGCCAAATTTGGCCCTGTCCGCCCGTGCCTGTGCCCGTGTAACCGGTGATGCGCTTGACACGGTGTGATGTGCCAACGCCCTTCTTGCGAGGGATACGGTTACGAAGTGGTGTTGGGCGTGGGGTCAAGAGCTTTGCTGGTGCTTCCAAGTCAAACGCAGCGAAGCTGGTTGAAAGTGGAGAGGTCAGCGTGATGTCCTTCTGCATATCCTGCAAAGCAAGGCGCTGTGAAGCGATTGCATTGTTAAGACCTGCGAGAGCATCTGGAGCGAGTGACTTTGTTGCTGCCAACGCTTCGAGAGCAGCGGTTGGATCCGCTACAGGCGAAACGCCGGGTGTTGTTGATGGATTGCCGAGTGACTTACCGAGAACCTCGGTGTACTCATCCATGCGCTTTGCAGCCTTCTTAGCGGAATCTACATCGCCAAAGAGGTCAGCTGCTTTAGGGGCAGTTAGAGCCAATTTATTTCCTTTCGAGTGCTGTGTGGGTTATTCCTCGTCAGAGATTTTTCCGGCTTTGGCTAGGTATTCCTTTTCCAATGCCTTGTATCCCTTGGCGAGAATTTGGTCTGAGGTCGCTGATGCCTTTAGGCGGTATTCAGCGGCTTTGAGCAGTAGCTCGTTTTCATTTGTGACAGCTACGCGTCCGGTGCGCTTAGGCCCACCTGATGCAGCTGCCGATTTTGCCGTTACGAGTTCTGATTCAAGAGCTACCGCCTTCTCCTCAGCCGCCTTGTGTGCAGCTTGAAGTTCCGCGATCTCAGCCTTGACTGATTCAGTCGCACTCTTTACAGCTTTCTCGATGATGGAAGTCACTGACTTCTCACCGAGAATATCTTCGATTTTTTCTTCTACCTTTTCGCCAGTTTCGTGGATTTCTTCGACTACCTTTTCGGCATCATCTTTGATTTCCTCTGGGACTGATTCGCCTTCGGCTGACTTAATGCTTCCCGCGTTTTGCTCGGGAGTCATAATGGTCGCGGTTGAGACATTTGCAACTTCGTTAGTTGGAGTCGCGCCGGTGACAACTACTTGGCTGAGGCCGTGAGTTGAGTTAGGGATATGGCATCCGCACTCTAGGCACTTGCTGATGTCAGCGGACTTTGCAGACATCTTGGTGCAGCCCTTGCACATCTTGTCATCGCATCCGCCGTCAGCTTGGCAGGCAACGCAGCCATCGCAGTCGCATCCTTCGGAGCTATCGGAATCCTTAGTTGCTGAAAGCTCCAGCATTGAGGCAGCACTAGCGATTGTCTCGCCTTCTTCTGCTTCGCCATCGCGGAAGCTGAACAAGTGCTTTAGAGCAGAGAGCAGGGTGTCAATATCATCGCGCTCGTCTGAATCTGTGTCAGCGATTTCGCTGGCCTCAGAGATGATGAGCTGTGCAATTCCCTTGCGGGCTGCATCGTATGACGCTTGGTCAAACTTGACGGAATCCGCGTGAATTTCTTTGATAACTTCAGCGAGCATGGACTTTTCCTTTGTATTAGTAGTAAATTCCTCGACCTTAACAAGATTAGGTTCACCCTCAACACTCTTAGCAAGCATGAGCTTAGCGTTTGGATTAGCTGGGCGATCCACTAGTGAAATCTCCACAATCTGCCCGTCAATAATGCGGCCGTTTGCTGCCTTCTGGTCGCGGACAACGCGTGGAGACTTAATGCCTATTGAGAAGCCTTTAAGAACGCCTGACTCCACTTTCTTAACGCTAATAGGATCAACGACAAGAGCAGAAATGTAATGACCATCCGCTTTCGCTTCATATTCTTTCGCTACTCCTGCCGCAATAGATGAGTGCTGTTCGCGGATGTTGCCGCCGGACTTGAACCACTCTGGCATAGCAGAGGAGAGCCAAGCGTCATCGCAAATCTGTTGGTCAATATCGAGAGAGTCATCGGTTGCTTTGCCATAGACAAGCAGCGAGCCATCTTCTTGCTTTTCTTGCTTAACGATAGCCGCGTATGAATTAGCGAAGTCATTGACCATAAGTGATTTCTCCTTGTTAAGTTTCGCGGCAACGCTTTCAGCCCAAGACTTTCCAGCGTCTCCACCCCATGCATCCCAAGCCACTCGGCCCGGAGATGGGAATCCTTTTTCTCCTTGATTAAATCCTTCTGCTTTTTTGTCCACTTCATGACGAGCGAAAAAGCTGACCATTCGCATAATGGTATCGCGTGATAATCCTTCGCGCCGTGAGAGTTGTCCAGCTCTGTTGCGACCTGCACCTGTAAAACCATCGCCGGCATGACCATCGCTGATCCAGCCGAGTGCGCGCTTTGCTGCTGCCGCTGCCCCAGCGGGCGGGACAAAGGTTTCTGACATATTGAGTTGTTAGGCTGAGTAAATAACCGAGACTGCGCCTGTTGCTGTGCCGGAAGCTGATACTGCGTAAAGGATGTCGTTGCCATGCATCCAGATTTGTACGCTTGCGCTTGCAGCAAGGTTCTGTCCACCGTTGATTCCTACGGTATTGGTGACTGCGTTATCACCAAGAAATATCGCTGCGCTATCGCGATTGTTTACCTGAACAGCTACATATCCAACGCCGTTAGGAATTGTGACGAGAGGAGTTGGTGTTGTTCCAACTGTGATGTTGTTGTGATTGAGCGCCATAGATTTCCTTTTCTCGGATTATCGTTTAATTGTAATGGTTATTAGTTAATCTTGCGCGAGCGCCTCATCTAGCGAAGCCCCAAAGTCAAAAGTGTCCCAGTTGATTTCCGCAGGCGTTGTCGTGCATCGGCAGTTAGGATGAACAGGGATGTCATCAGCGGTCAGGCCGTTAGAAAATGAATCGCCGACATTGACCATCTCCCCGCCGATATCGCAGTCCTCATCATCTGGCTCAGCGCTGACCCACTCGATTTGCTCCACGCCAAGGGCTTGAAAGGAGTCGGTTGCGGCCTGATTAGCGGCGCGTGAACCCTCAGTCAGAGCGATAGTCAGAGCGCGCTCGGGTGAGGAGAGTGAGTTTTCAATCATGTCTGCGAGCTGGTTAGGGCTTGCGCCGATAGCGATGCCGTCTGCTAATCGTGATCCCAAAAGGTCGTAGCTGGTTTTTTTCATGTCCAGAGATTTAATCTTGATGCCATTGAGCAGCTTCTCTAGCCCGCCGGGTGGTTTGAGCAGGGCGGCAGCGGCAGGGTTGCCGGGCTTCCATGTATCCCAATTCACCGCGTTCTGTAATGCGCTCACGGCAAAAGCGCTCGGATTCCAGTTATGTGGGGGTTGCTTAGCGGCCTTGCGCTGGCGTAGTTGCTTACCAAACGCCTCATAGGTTGATGCCACGCCTGTCACATACATTACGGCATAGTGCTGACGGATAGCTGACTCTAAAGCGGTGTGGTCAAGTGTCACATTATGCAGAGCCCATGCGCGCGCGCGAGCGCGGTCTTGTGAGATGAACTCGCTGACCGTGGGGTGAGTCTGCATATATCCTGTGATGACCTCACGAGCATTGACCGACTTCACCAAGGCCGCGCGTATTTTCACGGCGCTACTTGCTGCTAAGCGCCCATCTACTTGATGGACACCAAGGGTCATGTCAGATATGCCTTCGCCAGCGACTTAGCGGTTTCCATATCGCCATCGAAATAGCAGCGGTTGAGCGCATCTCCCACGATGGGGTCTAAGGCGTTGAACTCAAACTGACGAGCGCGCTTGCCTTTGCTTGCCCATTTGAGAAATGCCTTGACCTCTGATGCGGCTTCTTTTGCCATATCAGGAGTGCCGAGCCAGACAGGGACTTGATCCATGCCGAGCAGCCACATTGCGAACAAGCGATGGTGGCCGTCAATGATGATGTTCTTCTCGCCATCGTTATAGACCAGCGGATAATTACGGTATGGGGTGAGAGCCTGCCCCATGGACTCAATATGGTCAGCGACATTGGAGCGGTCTAAGCCGGTGTCCGTGCCGTATAGCTCCTTGACATTGACCAGAGTGAGGACTGCCCTCTCCCAGACATCTGGATTAACGGGATAGTCTCCGTCTTGCGTTTCCACTATAGGCCAAGGGCTAGATACAGAGTCAGCTATCTGCTCAGGGCTGTCCGACATCGGATGGTCTCCTGCGGCGTTAGGAAGAATCTTTAAGCGAGAGAGCGCATCCTTAACTTCTGCCTTAGATGGTACGCCAGCCTTTTGGAAGTCAGGCTCTAGCTCTTTAGGCGGCTTTACCTCAGAAGTGGCGTCATTGCCGTCACTGCCGTCACTAGGAGCTTCAACTGCGGTTGTTGGGGCCATTGGATCTACATCGTCTTGGACATTCTCAACGCCAGCGATAGGAGCAGCGGCGTTCACGATTCCGTCAGGAGAGAACAAGAACACACCGTTGCCGGCTACAAGGATTGGCTGGTCTGCGGCTGGAGTATCCAGAAGCGGAAGGCCTAGCTCAGAGCGGCGCTCGTTGATGGTCTTAGTACCACCGCGCAATTCGAGGTCTGACTTCTTAGCAGCTTCTTCGTTGTCGCGGATTTCCGAGACCATGAACTTGAACTCTAGCTCGCGTGGCATTCCGAGGTAGGTGTAAGAAATGTTAGAGAGCATCTTGGAAATCCACTGTGCCAACGGTGCAACGCCGATGCTTTGAGCAGCCTCAGCCTCTCCCTGTTGATGGCCCGATGCGCCGAGGCCACCCTTAGCCGAGAAGCCAATCTCAGTGGGGAGAACACCAAAGTGTCCGGTGATTGAGGTGATGAGGTATTCATCGAGCGCGGCCTTGAACTTCTCGCCGTAGCCTTCATAGAACTCTGGCTTTAATCCTGCAGGCAAGATGAGTGCGCGCTTGCGCTGCTCGGTCTGTCCAGCAAGGTTGTCGTTGATGATGTTTTCATACTGCTTCATGACGAGCGGGTCGTTTCCGAAGTCTGCGTCAGAAGTCAGCATCATCTCAGGAGTTACGCCGTCTGTGTATTCGGCGCGCAACCATTGCTGGCGGCGAAGATAAAGGTCAGCCAATGGCAAGCAGCGCTCAACAGGTGACGAGCCATAGACAGAGTTTGCTCTGCGATTGCGGATGAAATAGGACAAATCGTCCGAGGTGAACTCGCCGTCTGCCTGTGGGTCATCCGAGTTAGCCATAAACTCTGTGCGCGGGAATCCGTAAAGAATCTGCTGGTAAGCGGCTTGCGGAGGCATTGGGCGCATACCGCGATCGTCAAGCATTGGCTTAATCGTTGAGCCGTCTAGAATCTGGAAGCCGTATAAATCTCCGCCGACAGTTTTCTGAGGCCAGATTGCCCACGCATCGAGGACGAGGATTTCCTCTAGCGACATCATCATCCAGTCAATAAATGTCAAGCCGTTGGAGCGGTCTGGGTTTTCCCAGAATGTGCGCATACGATAAATCTCGTCTGAGAACTTTGAGCGAGCTGTGGACATGGCGCGAACATGATCGCCGCCGATTTCCGCGATGATTTTCTCCGAGGCATCCTCAGCGATAACGATGTCCCAGTCAAGGCCTGAGATTTTTGCTTTAAGAACTTCGATACAGCGGCGAACGATGTCAATCTGCTCAGCTGCGCCGCGAAGCGTAGAGAACTGCACGAGCTTTTGCTCTGTGCCGATGTTGAGGTTTTGCGCTACCTGATATTCATAACGGCGTGGGTCTGGGCGGCCGTCTGGACGAAGCGGGTTGATAGCGCCGGGCAAGATGGGCTGACCGGGGCCGAATGGAACGCCGGACATAAGAGGATTACGCAAGAGTGGAGTTTGCTGGCCATAAGTCTGACCTTGGTGCTGAGCATCGCGCATTTGTTGTTCAGTCATAACAACTGACCCCGCAGGGAGATTGCTTGGAGCTTTTTCGATTTGCTGTGCTACTGCTTTTGCTAGACGGTCAATTAGACCCATTGTCTCTCCTTAGTTGCGCCCCTTATGAATCAGGCTGGTGTAATGATAGCGGTTCTGCAGCGTGGGCATAATCGAGTGCCACGCACTAGCGGCAATCTGCACGATGGACAGAACTCAGCCATTGCAGCAAGAGAGCGCATCGCAACAGAGCCACCCATAAGGTCGGTGACAGCCCAGACCATTGCATCCATGCGGTCGGGAGATTTATCCGAGTCCGGTTGCCACGATACGAGCTGATCCTCTAACTCGGGAAACGCGCCAACCATGTGCAGTCGCTTCTGCTCAGATAACGCAGAGATTGGCTCGGCTCGCACTTTCTTACCCCGCGATGCCGTCACCTTGCGATACGGCACATTCGCATCTACCTGTCGCAGTAGGGCTTCAATCATATCTCCGCCGTTATTTGTCTCAGCGATAACGCGGTCGCACTTATGCTTGCGATACATCTCCACGGCTTTGCGCATCCACGCTTCTGGCGATCCTTTCATCGTTGCGTCCTCGATGATGTAGTAATGACCATCAGGCGTAGCGCCAGCAACAATGATTCCCGTCTCATCTGAGGATTCGCCGCTTGTGACGGCGGGGTCAATCGCAACAACAACGCGGAAATAAGGCGGGGCATCTTCTGGCCTGATTCGCGCATCCTCAATAAGCGAGCGAGTCCAGAGCGCTCCTTCGACATCATCCAGCACTTCGCCATACAGCTCTTGCCGGCCCAAGCGCGTGCCGTCATATCTCGCTTGTAATTCCACGAGCGCTGATTGCGAGAGGTTGTCAGCGTTCTCGAATGTCGAGCCGCGAGTGATATGCGTTGTTTCCCGAGAGATTAAATCCTTGATGAGCTTTGTCGGGCGCGGTGTGGTGGTGACCACAATCTGAGGGTGTTCGCCGAGGCGCATTCCGAACTGAAGCTGATCCCACGCATCTGGCTTATCCCATGCCGCCAGCTCGTCACACCAAGCGCCGTGGTGCTGCGGGCCGCGAAGTCTGTCCGGCTCCTCAGCTGAGAACAGTTTGATTTTAGAGCCGTTGGTCAGCGTAATCTCACCGATAGAGCGGTTGTAGGTTTTGATAGCCTGATAGCGGTTAAGGACTGCCACGATTCCCGAGACACCCTCAGCGCAGGTATCTCTCACATCGGCGTAAGTTTTAGCGACTATCGCCCAGCGAGTCTTCGGGTTGGTTATCGCCTGATACGCCAGCCATTCCGATCCCGTCCGAGTCTTCCCCCATCCGCGGCCCGACAGAATCAGCCATGTCTGCCACGGAGTCTCCGGCGGTAATTGCGACAATCTCGCCTGAATGTTCTGCCATTGCACCCGAGCCTGAGCTTTCCTCAGCGTGTCCTTCGAGTAACGCGGCAAGGTCTCGGACTGCTCTGTCAATGCTCTCATCGCCATCCCATGTTGTTATGTCTTGTTGAATCTTAATCGGCAAGTCTAGGCCGAGCAATCTCGCGCGGCGCTCCATGAGGCGCACGATGGTGTTGACTGAGGCGTTATCGCCTTTCATAGCTTTAGGCCATAGGGCAAGTTGTAGCCGGTCTATGCGGTCTAATTCGGCCTCACGAAGCTCATCGGCAGGCTGTTGCATGGTGCGTTTGATAGCCCGCTTATAGGCCGCGTATGCCCCTGTGTGGTCGGCGTAGCCCGTTTCCTCGGCTATGCGTTGCCAAGTGAGCCCAGCCCTACGAAGCTCTAGGACTTTTATCTCCTTGTCCACCAGCTCTGGGCTGGGAACGGCGGCGTTGTGATTTGGCATGGATAGATTACTTACTGTTCACGGTGCTTGTAATTATGAGCAGTCAGGGCTTGAATGTGGGCATGGCTACCAAAACAGAGGCATATTACAAAGTCCAATTCAGAGACCCAATCTCGCTGGCATGGAAAGACATCCAAAAGTCATTTGCATCGGCTGAGGACGCGCAGGCATCGTTCACGCCAGATAAGGAGTGCCGAGTTATGTGCATCACTCCGAAAGGTCGCTTTCCTCTTTAGGGTGGAGCCCGGAAGTCGGAGTTGCACCGCTGTCTTCTGACAGGGAGTCAGACGCATCGCTCTTTATGCTTCCCGGGCGTGAACCTTTATACATCCTAGCACCAACCTTTTCGATTTCGTCAAAAGGCAGGATCGGGACACTTAGGCGTTCTTTGGCTTCAGGTTTCAGAAAATAGACATATCTCAGTTGATAACCAACAAGCGGTTCGGCTCCGTTTTTTTTCCAATACGAGGAATTTTTACCTGTAACGGCGTGATTGGCGTTGTCCAAAGTTTTTCGGGCAATAATTTCCCCGTTTGGTAATCGCAAAATTGATGTATTTTTTTTGATGCCGGTTAAAACGAACCCTGATGCCCGATAGATCGTGCCATCCCCACATTGGGTGCCATCGGCAAACGAAATAACCCACTCTAAATGGGGTGCGTGTTTTTTCAGCATCTTGAACGCGATTGCTATGGCGCGAGATTCCGAGTTCCGGGGCAGGGCATCGCTGAAAGCCATTCGGTTTAGTTCGATGAATCCATTCCAAGGCGTATCTTTGACCAAATTTTGAGTTTTGCGTTTATCCATAGGGGGGCCAAATTGAAGTGCTCCCTCTAGTTTTCCATTGTAGAAAACGCCAATATGAATCTGAGAATTGGGCGCAACCTTTTTACTGTAATGAATCCTGCGAACAAGCGCACTTGCTTCGGCCGAAGTGATCGGTTTCAGAATGATGTCTTTTGCGCTCACACCTGAGTCCCTAGAAAAATTTCAGCCATACGCGCTAGAGCGTTGCCGTTTTTATTCGTATTTTCCTCATCGGGAAATTCGCCCAATGCAATCGAAGCGGAAATAGCCCTATTTACGATTTCAACCTGTTCGTGTGTCAGGATAAAAGCCACCTGCTGAAAGGGAGATTGCTCCTTGGCGGTGCTGTCAAAGGCATCCGACCAATCATCGGCGGAAGGCGGAGCAACTTCTGTGAAGCCAAGCTGAGCAATATCCCAGCCCGAGTCTTGCAGCTCCAGAATTTGCTTTGCTAACTCGCTTTCATCCCACTCAGCCAGCTCAGCCGAGCGATTGTCCGCTAGGGCATAGGCCTTGGCGGTTTCATCATCCCAATCGTCTGGCACGGCGGTGATCTCTATCTCTTTCCATCCTAAAGACTTGGCAGCTTCAACCGTTCCGTTGCCGGCAAGAATAACCCCGCGATGCACAACGATAGGCTTGCGCTGACCAAACTTATTTAAGGACGCGGCGATTGCTTCAAGGTTGCGCGCCGAGTGTTTACGAGCGTTATTCGGATCGAGATTCAGGCTCTCGATTGCTACCTTTTCCAATTTCATTGACCGCCTCCAGTCGAGCATCCAGCAAGTCATCTAACTCGCCAAGTAAAAAGGCCTTCCGTTGGTGGGAGAGCCTATTGCCGTACTTTTCTTTCATAAGCGCGGAGATATGCACGATAGCCTCGTCTATTTCAGCGAGCGTTATCTCCTCGTTAATAATCATAAAGACTATTTTACTGTTTTCCGAGCCTTCCGTATTTTTTGGTATTCACGAATTTCATCGGCGCGGTAATAGACAGCCTTGCCTTCCTTTTTTACCCAGCTAATTGTGCGGCGGTGTTGCAGCTGGCGTAAGTTATTCATATTTACGCCTAGGTGTTCCGCTACCTGATTGCAGTCCCAGAGTTCATCTACCACGGTGCATCCTCGGTCTTGTGTACGGAGGTCACAACGGCGGCCTGATTCTTGGGCGCTCGCGGAATGATGGAGAAGCTTGTGCCGGAGATTTCCAGCGATGTCTTTGCTACGCCGTCTCTGCCGATAAAGCTGGATTGAGAAAACTTACCTACGACCAAAACCTTGTCACCTTTTTTCAGGCTATCAACTACGGCATCGGACTTCGAGTTCCAAAAGGTCACCTTAAACCAGATTGTCTCGCCATCCTCATATTGCCCATTGACCTTCTGGCGCGGAGTGTGCGCTAGGGAGAATGATGCTAGGGATTCGTCCTTAAAAAACTTCATCTCTGGATCAGAGCCGAGATTGCCTTCGATGATGATTTGGTTCATTTTTCGCCTTTCGTTCGGGATTGCTTACATTACTACGGCTTGCACCGTTCCGTCATTTTTAAGTAGCGCCCATGACCCATCGGGGCAGAGAAACGGAACATCCTCGGGGTCGCGCCAGCTAGAGACCATCCAGCCGTTGTTCGTGGACAGGGTGGGCTGGGCATGAATGGACATCGAGCCGAGATTGTGGCACTCGTGATGAACGCGGATGAGGTTAGCCAC